AGCAAATCAGGGGCCGAACATACCGTATATTCCAGTCGTTCCACAGGCCGACCGCCGACAGCGGTACGGCATGGCGCCCCTGCGCCTGCTCAACATGTTCGCCGTCCCCATTCCTGCGGAGACTGGCAAGCCTGTTCGGGCCGCTCTGGTCCCAACGCCGGGCCGTGTCCAGCGTGTAGACCTCGGCGCAGAGATACAGGGCATCTACTGCGAGGCAGGCGTCCGTAGCGGTGCGCTGTTCGTGGTCGCAGGCGGCACGCTCTACAGCATCTCGTCATCGTGGGTCGCAACATCGATCGGCGCAATCGGCGGCAGCGGCAATGCGGTCTTTGCCGGCCTGCGTGACAATCTCTATGTCGCCCGAGCGGGCAAGCCGTGGCGCTGGAACGGAACATCACTGACGCAGGTTGCGGATGTGGACGCGCCCGACGCAACCAGCCTGCTTGTCCTGTCTCAGCGCCTCGTCGCATCGGAAGCCGGGGCGGATACCTACTACTGGTCAGCCGTGCTGGATGGGACGGCATGGGAGGCGCTGGGCTTTGCCACGGCGGAACAGCGGCCTGACGAGATCCGGCGCATGATCCGGCTTTCGGGCCAGATCCTCGCACTCGGCGCTGGCAGCATCGAGATCATCCGCGCGACGACATCCACAACGCTCCCGTTCGCCAACATCACGGGCCAGTCGATTGACGAGACGGACGGCATACTGAGCCCCGAAGCCTACGCGATCCGCGGTGACAAGCTGTTCCTCATTGGCGGCGACCTCGCGCCCTATGTGATGAACGGCTTTAGCATCAGCCCGCTCCCGCGCAATGGCGAGATGGAGGATGACCTTATCGCCCTGTCTGCTGCCGACCGGCTGCTTGTGACCTGCCTGGCGTACAAGTACGGGTCGAACGAGTTCTTCAAGGTCCGCATTCCGAACAAGGCGGCGTTTGTCCTAAACACAACCACCGGCTTCTGGCATCGCGAACAGAATTGGGAGGAGGACACCTACCTCCCGCAATTCCACGCCAACGCCTACGGCTACAATGTGCTGGCCGATGAGGGCGGGTCTGTCCTCTACACGCTGGACAATACCGTCTTTACCGATGCGGGGAACACGGTGGAGCGCATTGCTACGCTACGCCCGTCCTTTGCCGATTATGAGACAATCGGCTCGCTCTGCGTAGACCTGCAAGCCTTCGGGCGTCCTGTAAGCGGGCAGGGCTCCAACCCTACCATCATGGTCGAAGTCTCAACGGACGGTCGCACGATCCGAGACGACACCCGCTCTGAAATCACGCTGACCCTCGGAGCGGACGGACGCTACCAGAAGCCTGTGATGTGGGGCCTTGGCATGGTGTCACCGGGCGAGGCGACGACCATCTCGATCCGCATGACCGACCCCGCAGGCGTCACGATCTATGGCGCGTGGATCAATGAAGGCCAGCGCTCGTGACCAACAACGTCCCGTTTCTGCAAGTGGGGATGAAGGTCATCAACGACGACGGCACCCCGGTAGAATGGTTCCGCAACGCCTGGAATGCGCTCTTGTTGCGCACAGGGACCGAGACGGACAACAGCGTCGGCGGCATCATCAGCGGGGCGGCGGAACTGCAAGCGCAGATCGCCGCCGAGGCTGCGGCGCGCATAGCGGGGGATACGGCTGTTGCAGCGGCAGCGGCTGGAAGCTCTGGCGGCACAAGCAACGCCAACGTGTTCTCCAACGGCGTCAGCAGCGGCGCAACATGGGTCAGCATCTGCACAGTGACGCTGACGCCATCGGGCGCGGGCGGTGACTACTCCATCACGGTCAACACGGACCTCTATATCAGCGGCGGCTTGAGCGATGACGGCGCAGGCCCGGTCAGTTTCGCAGGCAACTGGCGCATCATCGAAGAACTGACAGGCGGCGGTACTGAGTACACGCTCGATAGCGGCACGTTTAGCGTCGATTACTCGCCCGCTGAAATCTACTCCGAAGGCGGCATCCCTTACACGGTAGGTCCGTTCTGGACCGCGACATTTGCTGGCTTCGCCGCAGTCCTGATCCCCGCAAACAACAGCGCGCAATCCGACATCCGCCTCGAAATCCAGCGCGCAAGCGGGACGAACGAAATCACTGCGCCCGGTCTTTCCGGTTCAATGACTGTAGCTTGGACGGCTTAATCACATGGCTAAAAACATTTTCGGGCTCGTCCACACATTGCTGGACGACAGCGGAGCTTTGGAACCGGGCGGGACCATAGAGGTCTATGACGCCGGGACCACGACGCAACGGACGGTCTATTCCGATCGCGCGCTGACGACGACTGCGGGCTATCAGATCACCGCAGACGCAGCCGGACGCCTTCCTGAGCGGTGGCTTGCGGACAGCGTCATCGTCAAGCTTTTGTACAAAGACAGCTCCGGTGCGCTGCTTGCGACCCGCGACTATGCGAACGACAACGCGAGCGACTCCACGGACCCCGTCAACGCCACGGCCTACGGCTTCAAGGTCGGCGGCGGCAACTCGGACGCTACTGCCAACACCACGGCGCTACAGGCAGCGCTTGACGCTAACTACTGGGTCCAGCTTCCCGAGGGTACGGCGTACATCAACAAGATCACGCACACGCGCTCGAACCGTCTCAGCGGCGCAGGGCAGAGCGCAACCATCCTGTACCGTGCAAACAGCCTGAACGATTATGCGCTGTATGCGAGCGCCAAGAACGACATGATCTACGAGGACTTCACGCTCAACATGAACCGGGCCAACAATACCGGCTCCGGATCGCATGGCGGCATCCGCCTTGAGGGTGGCTGTTCGCGCTGGCGGTTGAGCAGGGTCAAGGTCACGGGGGCGCAGGGCCTGTTCTCAGGATCTCCCGTTGGCGGTGGATTTACTTCTGTCGGCGGCGGGTCGAATGGGCAATTCGACAATTGCTGGTTTGACGATTGCTACGATGGCTATGTGCTGATCGCCCACACGGATGCGCGCGATGTCGGGTCGCGGTTCACCGCCAACACGCGCAACGGTGGGCTTGTCGCGTCGGCCTCGGATCGCTTCGAGTCGCACGGCGTTTACGCAGTTGGCAACAGCACGACTTATGGCGGCGCGGGCCTCCAGATCATCGACAGCGCAGACTGTAAGACCTACGGCGGGACGTTCAATTCCAACACGCTGGGCCACGGCTTGCAACACAACGGCGCGGATCGTTGCGAGGTCCACGGGGGCACGTTCAACAGCAACGGCATCTCCGGGCTCGATTTCTTCGATAGCATCGACGGCAAAGTGTTCGGCGGATACGCATCGAGCAACACTGTTCGCGGCATCGAGATAGACAGCGCTTCGAACGGCTGCGTTGTCACGGGAATGCAGTGCGTGTCGAACACTGACGTTGATATCAGCATCTTTCGTTCGGCTGACGTGCAGCTCAATGGCTGCGAGGGCAACGTCAGGGCGTGGGATAGTGGCTCGGTATCAACGGCGACAGTCTCGGCTGGCGGCACCGGCTACACCGTTGGCGATGTGCTGACGCTTGTCGGCGGCACGAAAGCCACGGCGGCAACGCTCACGGTTGCGACCCTGAGCGGCTCTGCTGTGGCGACTGTCACGGTATCAAACGTGGGCAACTACTGGACCTTTCCGACAGAGCCTGCCTCGGTCACGGGTGGCACGGGATCTGGCGCGACGTTTACATTCGTCGGCCTTGCGGAAGCCTCCAGCACTTGCGCCCGTTTGCAGATCATCGGCGGACACAGGTCGGACTCGCTCAACTTTGTCACCGATGCCTGCACCGAAGTCCGTCTTACCAACGTCAAGGCGACGACGATCACCGACGACAGTAGCGAGATCGTCTCGGCTCTCGGTTGCGATAACGTCCCGACCATCTTCGCTCTTGCTGATGTCGCGACCTACGCAGACCAGGCGGCAGCGGCGACAGGCATCACAGGTGTCGGGCGTCTGTTCCGGTTCGACACAACCGGCGCGCTCGGCATCACCCTCACGTAAGGATTTCCCATGCCCGCATTTGCTTCAGACGGCACAGTGAACTGCCCATTCCCCGCCGCGTGGATCGAGTTTTTCAACGCAGACAAGAACCAGTGGCCTGCGAACGCCTACCGCACGCCGGATTGCAGCGCATCGCGCGAACACTCGCACGGCTCGTTCGTCGCGGCCCTGCCGGATGGCTCATTCCCGCCCGTGTTCCTGTGGGACGAGATCAGCTACCGCGTTGTGGCGAAGGGCGCAGACGGATCAGTCGTGGCGACCATCAATCGCGTCACGGCGGATGCAGAGTTCGTGTCCGTGGCAGCGCCTGAACCTGCGCCAGAGCCGCAATCAGAGCCTGTGATCGACCTCGCAGCAGAGAACGAAGCGCTGCGGCGGCGGATTGCAGAACTTGAGGCAATCGAAGCTCCGCTGCTTCCCGCCCCTGATGCGCTTATGAGCGATTGGGGAGAGGTTGGCGCGGGTTATGATGACGTGACCGGCGACATGCTGCTCGATGCTTTCGAGCAGGACGAGGCCGAAGCCGTGGCGGTCATCCAGGTTCTGTCAGCTACTCGACAGAGGCACCTCTCAGAGCAGCTAAACGTCGAGAAGGCTCGGCTCCGGCGAGAGCACATGCTGACGGATCAGGCCAATCCGCGTGAGGCATCGATCGACCGTCTGCTTGGGCTGCTGACGCGACGCGGTGATTGAGGAACTAATCGGGGCTGGGCATGACCGAGATAATTCAACGCGAGATCGCAGAGATCGAGCGGCAGCGCGACGCGTTCAGCAGGCTGGACAGGATCAGCACTGCTGAGCGGGAACTGGCGGTGCTGAGGACGCGGTTCGAGGCGGCGTTCGACACGTTTTTGAAAGAGCTTGAACGATCGGTTTCGGGTGAAGACCTGAAGGAACTGAAGCGTGAATGGGAGATGGCTTTGCGTGACGCGATGAACGGCGTTTCCGATCTGGTGAAGACGGCGAACGATCAGCAGTCGGCGGCAATCATTGGCCGCGTCGAGATGATGCTTCTGCACCAGCACGAGCGCGCTGCGGAGGAAAGCAAGCGCACACGGCAGGAGTTCATCCGCTACGTGGTCGGCTTCGCGCTGACCATCCTTAGCGCGCTGCTGATCTTCTGGATCACTGAACGCGCTTAGAAGCGACAAGAGGGCTGGGCATGACGAAATTTCTTGATAACTTCCTCGCATTCAAAAACGAGGCTGACGCAACACGCAAGTTCGCGCTGTTCGCCGTCATCATCATCACCTTTGGCCTCGCGTCTCTGAGCGTCACTGGCGTTGTGGCAACGGCTAACTGGACATGGCTCAGCGCTCTCCCCGTGCTGGCGCTGGTGTTCGCCGTCCTAGGCGCTGAATTGCTCGCGACCGTGGCGTTCATCAGGATGCTCACGGCATCGACAATGTCGCGAAAGATTGCCGGGGCTTTTATCTTCTTGGGGCTTGCGGCTGTCGGGGTGCACAACGCCGAAAATGGAGCCCGCGTAGTGTTCTCGGACAGGTTTGCTGAAAGCTCGTCCTCGCTTGCGGCCAAGGCGGCGCTTGCCGGCGAAGAGGCAGCAACGCTGGGCGTAGCGCAGCAGGCCGCGATTAGCGGGACTGGCGCAGAGCTTGAGCGGGTGCGGACGCAGATCGCAGAACTGAAGACCGAACAGACCGTCATGGCGAGCATGTCGCCAGAGGGTATCTCCAAGGCTCAAAGCCTCCTGCTTGCTCAGGGCCTCTACTTCGGATCGGTCGATGGCATCAGACAGGACAAGACCGAGAGCGCCATGCGTGCGCGTGGCGAGGCGATCCAAGGCGAACTCGCCACCCTGAAAGCCCGTGAAGATGGGCTCATGCAGGGGCAGGCCAGTCCCGTCCAGCAGGCTACAAGCGACCGGCGCCTATTGCAGATCCAGCAGGCCGATGCGGCGAACGCTGCTTTCTGGGCGTGGGCGTGGCTCATCATCATGCTCTGTACGCTTGAAGGCGCGCGGTCCTTGTCGCTGTGGGCGTACATCACCGACATCAGTTCGACCGAGGCGCAGCGTGACCGCGCCTGGACGGATGAACTGGCGGAGCTGCGGCACCAGCAAGAGCGGGCGCGGATCATCGCGGAGACAAACGCTGCGGTTGCCGCCTATTCGGCCCCGCCCGCAGAGGCTCAGCCAATCGATACGGTAATCGATACGGTAATCGAAACACGAATCGAAACACCCGTATCGATTACCGCGCAGGAGCCAGAACCGGAGCCCATCGTTCTGGTCGAGCCAGTCCCCGAAATGACGGATCAGGAGCGCCGCTCACGTCAGGGCGGGCTGGCTGCTCAACATCAGCGCCGGGCCGACAAGAACGAGCGTCTGCTTGTCATCGGGCCGACTTCGACAATTGACACCATCGAATTGGGAGTGGCCGCAGAATGAAACTCTCTCGCGTGGTCGGAATCGACTTAGGTAGCTCGAACAGCAGCATCGCCTGGTACAACGGGCGCGTGCCGGAAGTCATCTCCGTAGATGGCTCACCGCTCATGCCTTCGGTCGTCACCATCGTCCCTGCCGATGCCGTAGGGCCGGGCGAAAGCCAGATATTCGTCGGCCTTGATGGCATCGAGTCGGGCAAGCGCTTCCCCGATTTCTGCTTCAGGTTGGCGAAGCGCCGGCTGGGCGAAATGTTCCACCCAGACGAGGACCAAGGCTACCAATCGGTAGGCGCTCCCGATGGCACGCTGCACTATCAGGGACCGGACGGACACACGTACAGCCCCGTCGAAATCTGCTCGATGCTCATTGCCAAGCTGCTCGATGCGGCGACGGCAAAGTGGAAGGGCGAGAAGCCCGACGCCGCGGTGATCTGTGTCCCGGCGACGTTCTCCCCAAGCCAGCGCAAGGCCGTCGAAGAAGCAGGCCGCATGGCTGGCCTTGCCTATGTCGAGCTGATGGACGAGCCGACCGCGGCAGCGCTCGCATATGGCTACGATTTCAAAAAGGTTCGCCGCATTGCCGTCCTCGATGTGGGCGGCGGCACCACTGACGTTTCAATAATCCAGACCGGGTCAGGGCTCGTCAGCGTCCTTGGGACGGGTGGGTCCAGCATCACGGGCGGAAGCGATGTAGACGCCATCCTTGGCCGCTACATAGTCAATCAGTGGGCGACCGATCACGAGGGAACGGACCTTGCCGTCGATGACACGGCGATGAGCCTG